GAAATTACTTTAAATTGAAGATTTTTTCGAAATCTTCTCGACGAATTGTTTTAAAATTGTCAAATCTATTTAGTTCTTCAGGGCAGTAATTATCTGCTGTTATTACTCTGCGATACTGAATATCAGGGTGATCTTTTATCACAGTTTTGGTCTGCCTTAACCAATTACCAAAAAAAGTAGCGCCGTCTCTTGACTTTTTGTAGTTCATGGTATCTGCATAAACGTTGTTGAATGTTTTGCCGTCGTTGATGCCTTTGTAATCAAACCCCAAAACATAGATAGTGCTGTAACCGTGTTGACTGGCTAGCCATAAGGCTGTAGGTCCCGAGCTCCAGCCTTTTGCAGGATGAAAAAAGTTAAGATTGTGAAATTTTGAAAAGGATCTATTAGGATTAGTCCATACTTCATTTCTGTGTTGATAACCGCTTTTAGCAATTTCTGCCACCATCTTTACATCCACAGCAATCAAGTAGTCAGGACAATGCGTTCTATACAGTGCATTGCAGCCGTAAATTTTACCTAGCTGTTGCAGATCTGCTGGATCTATGCCTTTGCGGCTGACTCCGTTGCCCAGCACAAATGCACAATCCGAGCTAATGTGCAAATTCTCAGTGGTTATTTCAAAAGATTGTGCATCAGTTTCTTTTGCTAGTCTACGCTGCTCGCGTATTTGATGCCATTGTGATTTTGTGTATTGCGATTTGTCAATCTTTGCCACTAAAGTCCGCCACCGTCGCCTTCTGCTTGTGCATCAAGCCCGTACATTTGGCGAACCATGTCTAACTCGCGATCTTTTTCAGTTCTGTGAATCTCAGCAGATTTTCTCACTCTGTTTATCTGTTTCAGAGTCAGTCTGGTTTTTCTTAAATCGTCCAGGTTGACAACGGAATCATCGTATTCAGGACTGTATCTGTCGTTCTGGGTGGGTTCCAGAGTCTGCCGATCAAAATAGAAAAGTTCGCGCAATATCATGACTGTATTTATTAAGGAGAAGGAGAACCGCCTTCCGGTGGTGCTGCTCCCTGTTCTCCTCCTAGTCCTGTGTCGGTGGCTGTCTCCACGCCTTCTGCTTCGCCGGTTTCGCCTTCGCCTTCGTCGCCTGCCAGTTCGTCTTCAAGGCCTGCTGCATCTGCTTCAATGCCAGCAGAGCTTATGCCAGCATCTCTCATTTCGGCAGCAGCATCAGCAGGTGCTGAATCAAACATTTCGTCGTTTTCTTCTCTCCACAGTTTTTCATTTTCCGCAATTTCTTCCTCTGTTAGGCCTAGGAATCGCTTGAGAGCAAATCTATTTGAGATATAAGGAATTGCTGACATCTGCGTGAATGTGGGCACACGAGAGTTGTCCAGCTCTGCCTGCCTGTATGACGCAAAGTTCTGTGGAGGCTCAAACTCTAAATCAAACATGTTGGTGTCAATGTTAACACCTTTTTCTAGCAAATAGCGTTTGAACTCTTCGTTGATTCCTTCTATTAACAAACCTTGCAGTCTTTCACAGTAGGTGTTAAATCTCAATTCCTGAATATATGCAGTACCTACTCTGCCGTCGTTATAGGAAGTAGCACCGTCTTCTGCACCTGTGGGCAGATAGGAACTAGGTATACGGAGACCGCGCACGAGTTTGTTAGTGAAGTAACGCAAGTCATCTATCTCACCAAGGTTTGTGCCGCCTGGCAGTGTTTCAACTTTTGATCCTCTGCCTTCTGCTGTCTGCGGGAAGAAGTAGTCTTCATTTGTGCTCAGCGGATTGTATGCTGAATCTATCACATTGGTACCGCCGCCGGTTGCGGAAGGAATTCTTCTTTGATGTATTTCGGTTTTGACTCTTTCTACAAACTGCATAGCCAGGTGAGATGGCATGTTGCCCACGTCCACATAGAACACTCTGCGTTCTGGTGCACGCTGTACACGATAGATTATTATAGCGTCTTCCAGCAGTTCTTTCTGTTTGTAAACTTTGAACACAGTTTCCAGCAGTGAATTACCAAACGGATAGTTTTTGTCCAGTCCTTCGGAGAGACTGAGATGCAGCACATGTTTGGCATCCACAGCTGTTTCGCCTTGCTCTAAATGAAAGCGTGATCCTGCCTGCGAAGGATAATCTCCTACTAGACCTCTTGCTCCGCCTTCAAAATAGCCTTCTCCGCTGCCCAGTATGTTTCCGTTGGTTTGATGCGGAATTGTAGCGACCATATCACGGAAATTGAAACTGATATCTTCTACAATGTATTGCTCGGGAATTTTGCCTTCGCTTTCGTTGACAATAATTCTTTTGATCTTGGCTGGGTCTATGTGAAACAGTTTTTTGGTTTCTGGATCTCTAATAAAAACCTGATCGCCGTATTTGAACGTGTTACGCACCACACGAAACATGCGTGTGTCCAGTTTGTTAAGTTTGGTCCACTGTTTGAGATACTGTGACAGTATCTGCACTTCGCTGTTTGAAGCATCTTTGTGAAATGCAAAGCGAAAATTTGTTCCGTTTTGATCGTTTATCTGAGTACAGAATTCTGCCAAAATATCCAGTGCAGCGTTTACCTCAGAATCCATGTCCATGGTGTTGTAATGGCCATAACGCTCGATTCTGTTAGGACTACCTGTGTAAACATCCGGCAAATAGGAAGAGTAATTAGAACTGGCAGGTCCTGCTGTACCCTGTTTTCCGCCCAGAGCAGAAAATGATCCTTCTGCATTATTGCCTGTTTGTACAGGAGTGAAGTGCTTTTTCCAACTCATATAAACGCCTTAATATAGATTACCAACCATGCTTCTGGTTGCTCTAAGCTGTCTGTTGTTCATGTCATTTGATTGCATGAGAACACTTAGAATATCTTGCAATACTCTATTTACTTGTTCTAGTTTGTCGTTGCCTCCAGACTGACTGTTTTGACCGGTTTGTTGCATCAATTGTCCAGCACTGAGGTTTTCGTTTTGGCCAAACAGACCAGAGTTGTTGTCTTCTGCCAATTCCGTGTTTAATCCTTGCAATGCAGCTGTTAGGTCTTCAATAGCATCCTTGTAAGACTCAATTCCAGAGCTGTCAAATTGTATTTCAGACATTCTGGAAAGATTGCTGGCTCCCTGTGAAAAATCAGCTGTAGCAAATTGCTTCAGTGAATCCAGTGTGTTAGGATCTATGTTTCCAACTGCAAAAGACAGCTTTCTGATATTTTCTGTGTAATTGCCCAAATTGTCTGATTCAAAATCCACGTCAGCCAACTGTTTCAAACTGGTGCTGGTGTGTAGAAGATTGGCAAAAGCAGCATTGTCCACGTTTGCAAACTTGTTTACTCCTGCAATGATTTTGTCAAACGGAGAATCTGCTCCAAAAAACTGTGTAATGGAATCCAACACACTGCCTTTGGCTAAATCCAGCAAGCCGGTTCCTAACATGCCCAGCGAAGCGCCTATGTCCTGCAGTTTTGAAACGTCTTTAAGCTCGCTCATGCGTTGCATACCGTCGGCTACTTTTTCAATTCCGTCACCTGCTAGATCAATGCCTTTGCCTGCCAGCATGATAGCAGCGCCGGTGCCTATCAAAAACCCTGCTATAACTCCTACGCCCATTGCAACCTGAGGTGCTGCAAATGCTGCGAATGCTTTACGCAGTGCTAGCAGACCGCCAATTATGGCTCCGCCTGTTAAGACTGCGCTGAGAGCATCAAATTCTGGAATAATTGCTCCTAGTATGCCTCCTGAATCTGCTTTTTCTTGTATGCTTGCAAGTTCTTCATTGACTGCAGCAAGTTTATCTTGTCTTAATTGTTCACCAACTTCGCTAGTAGGAGTGCTCTGTTCCAGTTGTGCTTTTTGCGACTGCAGGCTTGATCTTCTTTCTTCCTGTTTGCCAGTTATTCCGCCAAACACCATGCTTTTTATAGAATCTGTGATGTCGGAAAACAATTTTGACAGTGTTTCTTTGATGCCGAATTCTTTGATGTCTGCGATAAATGATTCAAACCAAGCAGACACTGGTTTGAGTGCATCTGTTAAACCGTCGATTACGCCATCCATGCGACTTTTGCCTGAGGTATTTGTGACATTCAGCCAATCTAGAAAATTTTCCAGTTGACCGGTGATGTCTTGAAAAAAACCACTTTCTAAAAATGCAGCCATAAATCTAGATTTAATTGACGACAGTGTTTGTTCAAATCCGCCCAGCGCTTCTGTGATTGTGTTGCGTCTGTTTTGTTCAGCTTCGGTCATGCCTTCTACGGCATCATTGTTCAACCGTTGTAGCTTGTAGTTCTCATCTAACAAAGACAGCAAACCGCTCATTGAACCGCCAAATGACTCTAGTGCCGCTGGTCCTACTTCTCTGGCAAATTTTTCAATCTGTGGACCCAGTTCTGCTAATCTGTTTCTGGCTTCTTCTGCACCAATGGAACCAGTGGCCATTTGTTGTGCTAACTCTGTGGCACCAGGTGCAATGGCCTGTAATTTTTGTCCAATGTCAGTTTGTGCCACGCCGTCAGACAGATCTTTGAACGCTCCTCCGGCTGCTCCTAGTTGATCCAGCAATGCCATGTTTGCATCAAATGCTTCTTTGTTTGTAGCAGTGGCTCTCATCACACGCATTTTGGATTCTTCCTGCTGAGCCAGCATTGCTTCTTCGGCTTCTTTTCTCTGCATGCCAGTGACCTTAGTCAGTGCATCCAACTGTGTGAGATATTCGCCTGCTCCTTCTCTGAGCTCTTGATTGCTCATCTGTTCCAGTCTGCCCTGTCGAGCTTGCAGTTCCAGGTAACTGCTGAGACCGCTGTTGACATCCTCGATTGTAAAGCCCATGCCCATGAGTCGCTGGCCCAACTCGCCCTCTCGGACGCCTCTTGACAGATTGGAAAATCTTCTAGCACCGTCAGACACATTGCTGCCAAACACTGCCAGTGTTTCTGAATTCTCAGTGATCATTGATTTAAACTGTTCCAGGCCTAAACCTGCAGTGGTTGCTGCCAGACGCATTTCCAGCATGCTGTTGCCAAAAGAAGCACCGGACGCACTCATTTCTCGATAGGCATCAATGTTGGCATCAATGATGTTTGTTAACGGAGTTAGATAACTGCCTATCAATGGCAGAGTTTCGGCAACATCTGTTAATCTGTTGCCGCTGGTTGCAAGATCGGCAGCAAAAGACACAGCACCAACTGTGAGATTTTTAAGACTGTTGAAGAAAAATCCGCCAACTGCTTTAGCTGCGCCGCCTACTTTGCTGCCAAATTCTGCTACATCTTCGCCGGCATCCGCAGTTGCGTCGCCAAAATCTTCCACATTGTCACTGGACTCAGTTAGTTTCTCATGCAGCGTTTTGACTTTTTTTCCGCCGCCGTCTTTGCCGCTGCTTGTGGACATTTTGTTGACAGCAGCCACTAGGTCTTTGAGAGTTGCCTCTGTTGCTGCATTGTCTAAACGAATTTCTTCGCCGCCTAACTGTCCTGTAACTGCCATGAATCAAATCTCAATTAAGTGCGCATATAAATACACGAGTTGCATAATATTTATCCGGAGCAAAACATGGAACATAATCCTCTTCAAAGTTATTTTAGACAGCCTAAAATCTATCTCACACTGCCCAGTGGAGGGAAATATTATCCCAACAACACACTGGAACACACAGAAACACAAGAATTTCCTGTTTTTGCAATGACTGCCAAGGACGAGTTGGCTTTCAAAACTCCAGATGCGCTGCTGAACGGCCAGGCCACTGTTGACGTGATCAAGAGCTGCGTGCCCAACATAACAAATCCTTGGTTCATGCCCAGCCTGGACCTGGATGCTGTGTTGATTGCAATCCGCATTGCAACCTATGGAACAACCATGGAATTGGATACCACAGTGCCTGTTACACAGGAAAAAAGAACCTATCAGCTGGATCTCAGAGAAACACTTGACAATTTGATTGGAAATGAGTTTGACGACACACTGCAAGTAAACGATTTAACTGTGCATATCAGACCGTTAACATACCAAGAATTCACAAAAAGCGCACTGAAAACCTTCGAAGAGCAGCGTGTTTTTTCACTGGTAAACAATGAACAGATCGGCGAAGAAGAAAAACTTGCCAAGTTTGCACAGAGTTTTAAGAAACTCACAGAACTCACAATTGGCATGGTTGTTGATTCAATTGTTGCCATTGAAGTCAACGGCGAAACTGTGGACAACAAAAAGCACATCACTGAATTTCTCAATAACGCAGACAAAGATTTCTACAATGCCATCATTGAGCACGTGGAAAAACAAAAACAAAAATTTGCAGTCAAACCATTGACAGTTGCCACAGAACAGGAAGATCGTGAACAGGGAGCACCGGAAACGTTTGAAGTTCCGATTGTGTTTGATCAAGCAAATTTTTTCGGCTAAGGATCTTGACCTTAACCACTGAAGAAATTTTACACGAGGTTGAGATCCTGGACAAACAATTTGCTAATCTTCGCAAAGAGTTGCTGAAAATCTGTTGGTACATGAGAGGATCAGTGACGCTGGAACAGGCTTACATGATGAGCTACGAAGAAAGAGAAATTGTGTCAAACATTGTCAAAGACAATCTAAAAGCTACCAAACAGTCAGGATTGCCGTTTTTCTAGTTCTGCAACATTGCTTTGACTTGATCGGCTATTCCGCGTTTGTTGATTTCTTTGGCAAGCGCATTAACATTCACGCCCGAAGACGTACCGGATGAAGATTGTGTTTTTTTACCGTCTTTGGCTGCTTTGGTCAGTTCCTGAGCAACCTGTTTTTTGGCTATCCTGCCTGTGTCTTTGTTGACCCACTGCGCACCTTTCCACTCGTATTTGCTGCCGTCTGCGGCTTGCTGAGTTTGACCAGGTTTTACACCTTTGACCTGTGATTTTACAGGCAGTTCCACTTTAGCTGCTTGACTGACTCTTGAGATCTCATCTGTGTCAAGACCTTGATTCTGCATGATTTTAACCACTGATCCATAATCTAATGGTTTGCCTGCTTTCTGCCAGGCTTTCATCAACTTCTGTTTAGTGACCTGTTGTGTTGCCTGCTTTTTGACATTGCCGGCGGCGCCTTTGATTTTGCTTTTGAGATCCTCATGTATGGATTCTGATTGGTCTTTTGAATCAGATTTCACAGGCGATGCCTTGATTGCGTTGTCGGCAGCAGCAGTAGCTTCTTGTGCGGCTGCCTGTACTGCAGATGCAATAGCTGCGTCCGCATTAGACAACGCATCTACTTTGTCTTCAAGGCTGTCCATATCAGCAACCAGTTCTTCCAGCTGGTCGGTTGTTAAAAATTCAGCCTGTGATTCTGCTGCTTCCAAAGCTGCTAATGCTGCTCTATACTGTTCCTGCATGGGATCGTTTTGTATTTCAGCCATAAAATCATGAAACTTAGCAGTCTCCGCCATTGCTTCGTCGGAAAATGATCCAGATTCTCTCATTGCTTCTTGCACAGAATTTTGTAGTTCTGAATATTGTTCGTAAAGATCTGGTGGTAAAACCACATCGTAATCATAGTAGAAATTGTTTACATTTCCACTTATACTAACTGTTCTTGCACCTTCTAATTCGTCTACCAAACTAGCATATTCAGGAGGTATGCCATCCATGGCTGATTCTATATTTGCCTCGTCGAAACTGTCTACCATGTTTACTAGGTCTTCTTCGCCTGCAGCAGCAATGTTATCCACTACAGAATCTCCAATTGCATCAAATGCCACACCTGCAAGTGCGCCCACTGCTGCTGTTTTAGCTGCTTTGCCCACAGCACTGGAAGCTGTGTTGCCTTTCAGCAGTTCGTTAGCACTACGAAGCACAAGGCCAACAGCAGCACCGCCAGCAGGTCCGCCAGCAAACGCCGCAGCAGCAGTTAACACGCCGATTACAAATGCGCTTTTACCTGGATTCTCTTTGGCCCAGTCACCATATTTTTCCACCTGCTGGATTATTTTGCTGTCGTCGCCGGCTTTCTGCTTGATTTCCTGTTTGAGTTTTTCTATTTGAGCGTCTAGATTCTTAACAGGTTCAGTGTCTTGCAGTTTTTTGCCTAAATCATTTATTGTCTGATTTACTTTTTTTATTGTGTCAGCGCCCAGCTTTGCAGCATCTTTTGCACCTTTTGCTGCCTTGCCGCCTTTGGTCAGTTTGCCTGTGCTTTGTTCTTCAGCAGCAGTAAACAATTTTTCTATTTCTTTTGGATCCAGTCTCTGTTCAAACAGAACTGTGAGTTCCTCCATGAGAGGCCACAGTTCTTGTTCGCACTCACGTATTACTTTCTTTTGTGATTCTGTTAGTGTTTGCCAGCTTTCTGCAAGGTATTTCTCAGAACGACAAGCATCGTTTACTATTTCAAATACGTTCATTAGATCAACTTGGCCAACTGCTGTTTTTCTTCGTCGCTCATTTTGCTGACTGCGTCTGCTATCTTTTTGAGATCTCCACTGGCAGCCTTGCCTGTTTTGCCCGAGCCTTTCTGAGCAAATTTACCGCGTTTGGCACTGCCAGCAGTGGTTGAAGCTTCCTGTGTCTGTGCCAGCACTATTTTTTCTATCTGTTTTTTGTCAAGCGTGGATTCTGGATCGTCTGCAA